TAAGATTCAGTGAGGAAGCAAAAAGTTTGCCCCACAAGGCGCTACTTGCGCTTCCTAGGTTTGGGTGGGGTCTTCTTGCCGGTCTTTTTACCAGCCTTAGCGCCCCCCTTCTTGCCGGTGGTCTTGCGGGCCTTACGGCCAGCACCAGCACCAGCACCCTTCTTGGCCTTGCCGCCACCACCGCCTCCGCCACCGGAGCCAGCACCCGATACGACGATTTCCTCGTCCTCGGTCAGTACGTCGATTTCAAAATCCATCTTGATTGTCACCCCCTCACAATGAGTAGATACAGAGACCCTACTCATATGAGCAATGAAACACAATCAAAGTATTGCTTCTATGTCAGCCCACCGGGCCTGTGTTTCTTGGCCTTGTCAGTGTCGATCTTCTCTGCCCGCTTGCGTGCCTTCTCACCCTCAATCCCATCGAGATTCCCGAACGCTACACCCCGACGCACTGCTGCATAATTGCGTACCCAGATGATCTCAGTGTCTACAAGGGGGTTCACCTTTTCGCACACCCCCTTAGCGGGGTTGCCTCCATAGATAAGCATTTTCTCTGGCTTGAGTTCATCGCAGTTGGCCTTCAATGACGTTGCGGCTGCCTTCATTTCCTTCTCGCTGTTCTTGTCCATGGTCTGCATTGACATGCTCACAACGGGTGCTTCACGGGGTATGCCCATCCATGAAATGCTCAGTATCGCTTCTGTGTCCGCCATGATTGCCCTTGGAATCACCCGTACCCCTGCCTCTTGGAAGTAGCGAGCAAACCACTGGGCACGATAGATGGAGTAAATCTGGAATGTCTTGGGGTCGTCCCACCATACGGAGAAGTCAGGGGTGATGGCCATGGTGATTCCCCTGTTGATTACCTTTGCTGTGTAGTAACTGGGCTTCTCCCACCAGCCTTCAAACTTGAAGTCGTAGGTGTAGAAGCACAAGATGGCTCGATCAAACGGGAGACCTGTTGGGGAGGCAAGCCCGTAGTTCCAAATGTAGGTGGTTTCCCCATCATCTGTTGAGGCTTCTGGTCCACCCCATGTATCCAGTGGCTCAGGCAACGCTTCCACAAGCATGTCTTTGCGGATCTTAGGAATGTCGTATGGGTTCAGGCCCATCTCGAAGTATGCCTCGTCCGACAGTTGGAGAACACCTTGTAACTCAGCCTGTGCTGATTCAAACGTGTCTGTAGTGGAATCGGTTGCCAACCCGGTGTCGGCATCCAACCCGTCGTCTAGGTCAGCCGGGCCAATCGCTGTGCCACGAATAGCATCCATGGCATCCCCTATGGCCAAGCCTGTAAGTGTGGTTGCCTCCCCAGCGATACTGGAAACTGTGCTGGTGATGAGGTCAATGTCATCTTGGCTGTATCCAGTGCCCATGGCTGCCTCGGGCAGGCCACCAAGAAGTTCAGCAAGCACCGTATTGTCATACTCAGCCAAATCGTTAGTGCGGTTGTCGGCTAGGACAATCCGGGCTGCCTCTTGGTCGTCCACATCGACCATGACCACGGCAATTTCTTTCCACCCCAGTTCCTTGGCTGCCTTGAAGGTGTGATTGCCCGCCAGTATCTTCTTGGACTTCTTCTGCACCACAATGGGGCGGTACTGCTTGTTGGTTTTGAGGGATTCAGCAATTGCTTTGACGTTCCCCTTCCGGGGGTTCTTGTCATAAGTCTTGAGGCTGGTCAATGGGACCAACTGTGTTCTCTCAAAGAGAATGTCACTCATACTGTCTCCTAAACTCCAGTCGCTCTCGCTCGGACATGGCTCCGGCTACACCGTGCTGTAAGTGTGCTTCGATTGCCCATATCCGGCAATGTTCCAGCACCGGGCACTCCATGCACACCTCTTTAGCCTTGCGTACACACTCTAGGCGATCACAACCTAGTGGGTGGCGGTTACAGCGAGTACTACACCGATGCTCAAAGAACAGATCAGTCTCACCAACGCAATTAGCAAAGTCAGCCCATGTCAGATCGCTGTACGAGTCGTCCGTAGAGGGCAATGGAGGCAGCGTCACAGAGGTCTTGATCACCTTCCACAGTGGCGTAGAGAGAAGGCCATCGAAGTTGTAGGGATCTTGCAACCTCGTCTTTGGTTGCATTGCCTTTACCCACGACTTGCTTTTTCCATGACGAGACATTGGCCCCGTGGGTTTCGCATCCCCAGTCATGCAGAGCACCCTGAACAGCACCCGAGGTGAATGCCTGCACCATGGTGGATCGAAACCCGCCCCTGCCCAGCACTGGCCATTCCACATACGCTTGTATCTGTTTTGTGTCTGTCCATGGCAATCCGTGTAGAAAATCGTGAGTAACTGTCCATGCACCAGCACATGCCTCTGCACCAGTTTTGCCGAGTTTAGTGACAGCCATGGTGTGAAACTTGTGACCCCAAATAGCGACAAAGGCAACCCGCTTGGATGCTGCGTCAACACCTATGACAATCGGGTCTGTTGAGGCTGGCCTTTTCACCATGGCTCTGTTGCTCCTACCTCTATTCCCCATGCACCCCAGCCCGGTGTTGTAGCACGGGCGAACAACTCGATCTTTCTTTGGGTAGGGAACATCTGCTCAATACGACAGCGTACCTCGTCTGGCTTTGCACTATGTGGACCACGCTTTTGGCTTATGTGGGGGTGGTGGGGATCGAACCCACGATCTCCGGGTTAAAAGCCCGTGGCCTTACCACTTGGCTACACCCCCGAGGTTATGGGCAAAAAAAAAGGGCACCCAGCACCATGGCCGTAGCCACAATGCCGGGTGCACACAAGGTTGTCACTCTTCTGGTCATCCTTTACTCAAGTCGGCTTCCAACTGTGCTGCTGTTACACGACGACTACCAAGTTCTATGGCCTTGGATGCCATCTCACAGAACGTGCGTAGTTCACCGGTACGGAACTTATATCGCTGGCTCCCCTTGAGGACAACACCATCAGTTTCAGCCCGCTGCAACCACATGGTGAGTTCCATCCCCCGACTGTATACCGCATTGGCATACTCCATAAGGGTAAGCACACTGTTGGGGACAGGTGGCTCTTCCCTACCCATCAACACACCTGTGTACTCCCTAAGTTCATCTCTCATTTCATCAACTGTGGGAATGCCGTCCCCCAGCCTAAAGTGTCGTACTGAGTTCAACGGCCTGCTCACCTGTTCTGGCTTGTCGGCAGATGTGTGAGTAGGAGCAGTTGTTGAACGCCGCACCCTTACCACTCTTACATTCATCCTGAACCTCCGGTAGTTCACCATGGTCTATCGCATAGTTGAGCAGCCCAAGGATTTCTGTAACTTCCTTTACGGTTTGCTCATCCTGATGGACTTCAAACTCTGCCCATTCTTGATTTGACTTGTTCTCGTAGATAACAACCGCCTTGTCAAGACCAGCAGCCATGAGATATGCCTGCACCTGCTTGACATGAGCGGGCATCACCCCGCTTTTCTTAATGGTGCTGAACTGGCTGGTGCCCTTCAACTCAAACATCCAGCCTTGCTCGTCATTCACGCCGTCCATGGACCCAACGAGCCGGTATTCCGGCATAGCAACCTTGACTTCCACACGGCTGAGTATGCCTGCGTTCATAAGCATCAGTTGCCAGCGAATGTGCCGCCAAGTCCCATCATTAAAGATGTTCTGGAGGGTGGGATTAAACCACTTTAGTTGCTCGACCCCGAAATAGCCGAACACCTGTTCTCTCTGACAGCGGTACAACTGTGATGGGTGGAACGCCTCTGCCCGGCTTCCACCTCTGGTAGCCAACTCAATGAGTAACTCTGCTGCTTCTGGGTGCTCCACCACCACCCCTTCGCCATGGTTGGCAAGCCAGCCTGTGAGTTTGGGAGTGATCTGAGAATGTTCCCGTGCAACCCTGAGCATCTTCTTTAGATTTGATGGCATCTTGTCTCCTTCATTGGGTGTGGGTCTAGCCCCGATACTTCTTCTTCAACTTCATGGCCTTGGGTAGCACCATGTCTGTATAGGGGGTGAGCCGGGAACATCCAGCCTTGCCCCCAGCGTCCCCCTTCACATCCTGCTTGAACACACGCAGGATGCCCATAGGTGTCCTGTACTCGTCATAATCACTAGTGGACTGGATTAGTGAGGTAGCCATGCCTCGCCCTCCTTGTGGTGCTTGCTGACAAACCAGTTCTCACCCACGAATTCCCAGACCTCATCACCCACTTCGTCACGGTGGAATGGGTCCATGCTTGTCCCCCGGATTCCATTGGCGAGTTTTGGATTCATTTCGTTCAGCAGGTTAAAGAACTTCTGGCCTTCTCTCCATCTTGTGACTTTTGTGGAGTGGTAGCCATTGAACTTCGACATGAACTCTGTGAATGTTGCTGTCATCAGTAATCCCTCCCCCTGAAACCTTCATGGGTGTAGGTGACACCACTCTTGACATCATTCTTGGCTGCTGCCAGCATCCGCTGGATGGCTGCTGCCACCTGCTCTAGGAATTCCACTGCACCTTCTGGCTGGGTCACTGGCGGCTTACTCTTGTCTCTGTAACTTCCACTAGGGGCGAGAAGGGCAGCCAAGTCTTGAGCGAAAGTGTCAGCCCTGAGTGCTGTCATTAGTGATGGGGTTGGGCTTGCTGAATACTTGAGCAGTTCCTCTTCCGCTTCACCGAGCCGGTTCTTGAGGATTGCTGCTTCTGCCCTCTGCTCTTTCAAGGCTAAAGCCGCCTTTTGACGGCCTGTACGGGCAGTTTCGCCGTTTGCTGCACTGGCCTGCAACCTGTCGTAAGCCTGCTTCTTGATAGTTACTGTTTCTGCTGCTGCCATGACTATCCCTTCTGGACAACCCCAAAGAGGGTTATCCCGTTTTTGAATGTGACTAGGTAGACGGCTTCCTTCCCGGCCATGGTGGCTTCACGCCAGACCGACATAAGTTCTGTCGCCTTCACTGTGTGGGTCTTGTTCGCATCCTTGATCTCGTAGAGCGTCAGGTCATCGGATGCGTCATGCTTGATGCGTAGTGCACCCGATGCTGGATGTGCCTTGGCACCCAGTTCCTTGGCTTTCTTCTTTTCCGTCAGTCTCCCTTCACGTTGTCTTGTAGTTGTGGGCCACGGGAGTACGAGTTGGTAATCTCCTTCTTCAACTTGCTCAGGCTCATCATGTCCTTCTCCAGCCTCTCCCGAAACTTGGCGAACCCCACGGTGTGGTCGTCCTCCACTCCAGCAATGTTTAGCCACCACTTTCTCCCTTCATGTTTGATGTGTCCGTCGATGAGACCCTGAGTGATGGCGAAACCTGTCTCGTCAACTGCGCCATCGTTCAGTGTAAAAGTAAATAGAACGTCCTTGGCAGGAGCGGTCAACTTGCTCTTCTCAAGTGTGGCCCGGACCTTGTGGCCCAGCACCTCGTTGATATTGGCCTGCTTACCTTCTGAGTCAATAACCTTCCGGCCTTCCTTGATGCGCCCTGCACGCCGCAGGGCAACACGATGGCTGGCATAGAAAGGCAGTGCCTTGCCACCCGGCACCGTTTCTGGATCACCAAACATCTGCCCGACATTGAGCCGAGTCTGGTTGATGAAAATAACAGCGGTGTTGGTGTTCGCTGTTGTCAATTTGCGGAGGCCAGTAGACATCAATGCTGCCAAACGGGCGGGCTGTACCGATTCACCATGCATCCGCTTATTGCTCTCGGCCTGTGGCACCATGGCTGCTACCGAATCCCACACCAACAGGTCTATCTCACTCCTGATAAGAACCTCTGAGACATCCATCGCCTCTTCGCCAGTTGTTGGTGCTTGGTAGATCAACTCGTTGGTGTTCACACCAATCTTGGTTGCCCACTCCGGGTCATATGCGTGTTCAGTGTCGATGATGGCGCACATGCCGCCGTCAGCCTGACACTCCGCTATTGCGCTCAGGGCTATGTACGACTTGAGAGTGCTGTAAGCTCCGAAAAACTCTGTGAACCTGCCCCGTGGAATTCCCCCACCTAGTAGGTAGTCAATGGGTAGCACCCCCGTGGGGATGGTTGTGACCACAAGAGACTCGTCAGACCCTAGGTGTAGTGTGTTGGTTCCTAAAGCCTTGTTGATCTCTTTGGCCAGTTCCTTGGCTGTTGTAGTTTTGGGCATCACTTCCTCCTTGGTGGGCGATGGGCCAGTCATCTGCAAACCAGCACCATCACCCACCTTGTGGGTCTGGCCTAGTGGGTGACCTTGAGCGGGTAAATGGCCTGCACGTTGGTGACCTTACTGATGGCCTGTGACAGCCCGTCTGTGCCTGTGAGGTGCCATGCACCAGCAACGTCCCGCAATGCCCAGCCAACCTGCTCTTCTACAGGCTCTATATCCCAGCCCGGTGACACAGCAATCTCTGCACTTGGTGTTTCCACTGCCGGGGCAAACTTCTGGGCTTTCGGTGCCTTCTTGGTTGCTGCCTTCTTGCCAAGTGGCAGAACAACCTTGTCATCTATCTCTGAGCCATGGTAGTAGTCACGGATCAAGTGGAGATCGCCATGGTAGCGAGGGTCTTTGTGCCCCTGTACCAAATGATTGGCTCCCCTGCCTGTAACTGTGATCGCCCATGTGGCCGTTGCTGAGGTGTGCATGGTGATCAGCCCTGCCTTGTGCAGATTCCGCAGCACAGCATCCTTCTCGATCTTGGCGGGTCGGGTGCCCTTCCGCCTACCGAAGGTGTCGGGGTACAGGCTGTACAGCGTTTCGTACAGGATGGAGCGACACTTGCCGGACTCACTGGCAATCCTCCCGCTCCACTTGTATTGGAGGATGGCCAGTATCAGTAAGCCGGGCTTACTGAATCTGGCTGTTCCTGTTGTGCTGGATACTTCCATGGTTGTGGCTCCTTATTGTGGGTAAACACCGAGACTTTTGAGTGCCCCGGCTTCTTGTAGTTGGCGAAGGATTCCGGTGAGTTCCCGGTCTTTCGCCCACTTCTTGCCACCCGTGACCGCACGGGCGGGACAACGGGATATTAGTTCCTCAATGCTGTCGAATGGTGCATGGTCTGCGACACATTCTGCCGCCTTGCGGCCAACCCCTTTAGTGGACAACAGCCCACGCCTGATGGAATTGGATTTCAGATTCATCTTCCATGACACCCCCGACTCGTTCACATCTGCTGCAAGAATACGGATGCCCATGGTTCGGGCCTCCCTGATGTACTTCTTCTCCTTGGGTGTGCCCGCCGTGGTTTCCAGCAGCGCAGCATGGAACTCCAACGGGTAGTGAACCTTCATGTAGGCCATTTGATAACCAAACAAGGAGTACGCCGTTGCATGGGCACGATTGAATCCATACGCAGCAAACCCCTCAACCAATGCCCACGCTTCTTCTGTACCCTTCTCGTCCAGCCCCGCCTTCTCACACAGGGAGTCAAACTCCGCCCTGTGCTTGCGGAAGATAGCGGCCGACTTACTTGAGTACCCGGCCACCGCCCGCTTACCCTTGACGGCTTGCAGGAAGTCATTGAGTTGCTCTACTGGCATCCCAAGGTCACGCAGAATGGCAAGCACCTGCTCTTGAAACACGGGCACACCGTAGGTCTCTTCAAGGTGTCGCTTGAAAATGGGATGGATGTATTCCACCGACGATGGATCAGCCCGGTTCTTGAGGAACAGGTCTGTATAGCCATGGTCTCTAGTTGCTGGTCGGTACAGGGCATTCACTAGAATCAGGTCGCGCACTGTCTTTACTTTGACCTCACGGCACCCCTGTGCCGCTGTGAAGCCCTCCAACTGGAACACCCCTGTCTCGGGTCGTCCTTTGCGTAGGAACGTCATGGTGGCCCTGTCATCCAGTGGTATGAACGATGGGCTTGTCTTGCCCAAGAGTTCCAAGCACCGTCGCATGGTGGTAAGAGAACGCAGGCCCAGCAGGTCAATCTTCACAAACCCTGCATTCTCTACGTCATCCATGGTCATCTGTGTGACCGTGGTCCCTGACGATGGGATCAGCATGGTCGGTATCCAATCGGATACCAGATGGTCGTCTGCTGCTATCACGAACCCTGCTGCATGTGAGCCGGGGGATCGGCGTACAGGAACACCTGCCAACCCTCGAATGAGGTTCGCATCGTCAGGTCGGATCTTGTCTAGGTCATGGAGGTTCTGGACCTTGCCCAATTCTCTGGCGAAGTCGTCCTTGAGTTTCTTACGCATCCCGGAGATGTACTGGACAAACAGCCCACCTCGGCCTGTTTCCTCGTCATAACCCAGTCGGTTGTAGGTGCCAATCTGGATTACGCCAAACTTGTTGGACAGGTAATCAACCACATCATCCCGACGAACATCCTCAATGTCTAGGTCAATGTCTGGTGGCCTGATGCGGTCGGGGGTCAGAAACCGATCAAAGGTCAGGTTCCATTTCAATGGGTCAACCTGAGTGATGCCCAGCAGGTAGCACACCAGTGATCCAGCAGCAGACCCTCTCGCCATCACCAAGATATTCTCCTCAGCGCACCACTTGACGTATTCATGGACGAGCAGAAAGTAGTCGGCCATCTTCAACTTGCTAATGGTGCTGAACTCGTACTCCAGCCTCTCTACATACTCAGGGAGTTTTTCGTACATTCCATCGACCAACTCGTCACGACACACCTTCCGCAATTTGGCCATGGGGCTTTTGACCAATGCAGGAACGTGGTAGGCGTAGGTGTCAAGCATAGGGAAGCAGACTTTGTTGAGTTCCAGCAATTCACTGTAGGAATCATTTGATGCCTCCCACACAGGGACTAGTGGCCCCCGATAATGCTTCTTCACCCATGGGGTGCTGGCCAAGTGGTAGGAATCACCGGGGAACTGATAGTCCCCGGCATCACCTGAGTACGCCATGGCCTTCATCATGTCGTGTAGGGGCTTGTGGGCCTTGTCGCAGTAGTGGCAGTCCTGCGTGACGATAGGTGGCCTTCCTATGGCCTGACTGATCCTCAGCAGGGCCATGGCCAAGTCGTCATCTGTCCAGCCTGAGTCCTCACCATGGTCAGTGTGATGGTGTTGAATCTCCACATAGGTATGTGGGAACCATCCAGCCAGCATCTTGGCTATACGGGTGGCCTGCTCTTCCCCATCGTTGACTAGAGCCTGCTGAACCATGCCGAAGTAACAGCCGGTTAGGCAAGCAATATCAGCAGTGGCTCCCTCGGCTGCCATTGCTGCCAAATCAGATAATCCGATCCGTGGCTTGTAGTGATACCGCTCCCGTGTATGCGATTTTGTGCACAGTTTTGTCAACACCTGATAGCCCGCTGTAGTTAGGGCTAGGAGTGTGATGTGGTATCTCTTGGCCTTCTTGTCCTCGGTGTCATCCACTAAATAAGCCTCAAGGCCGGGGAAGGGGATGACACCTTGCTCTCTTGCTGCCTTGTACAACTGGAAGCAACCACTCATGTTGCCATGGTCTGTTATGGCCAGCCCCGGCTGCTTAAACCGGACTGCCTTGTCCACCATGGTGGAGATGTCAGCCATCCCGTCTAGGCAGGAGTACTCACTGTGAACGTGTGTGTGGAAGAACGACATACAGCCTCACATTTCATCTGGGTCAAAGAATGGGTCGTAGACGAACGAGTCTTGTAATTGGTGCCGGGCATCCTTTTCTTTACCGATGCGCCGCCAGCGATAGGTGACCATGGTTCGGGACTTGCTGGCCTGACGCATAGCCCAGTCCGTAATGTGTTGAGGGCACCGGACCATCGACATTCCCGATGGGCTGATGCCCTCCAACCACCACTCCGACCGTTCGTCTGTAGTCAGAACTAGCCGACCACACCTACCGCACACCAACGGTTTCGGTGGTGGCCCCGTAGGTCTGGACTTCCGGCGCTTCCGGCGTTTGCCTTTGTCTTTGGGCATCGGGTCCATCACTTTTGCTGAGTCGGTATCGTTCTTCAAACGGGCACTCAGGGTCGTAACGGTACAGGGTTCCGTATTCCGAATCCCGAAGTCTCAAGATGGTGGCACCTTGATCCTCTAAGGCTCGCAAGACATAACCCATGGTTCGGGGGGAGAAGTTCCCCACTTTGTTCAGGATCTCGGTCCACGCCGTTGTCTTTTTGCTCAACAGCATTTCGGCTACATCGTGCCTTTTGGGGTCACGCAGTCGGTCAAACGGATTTGTGATGTTCTGGTCACTCATAGGGTCCTCATTTCATTGAATGTGGGGGGGGGTGGAAGGGGCATGGCCCCAACCTCTGTAGCCGGGTTGGCAATAAGGCTACTTACACAATGTGAAAGGAAAAACCATTGTGGAGGTCAGAGCCGTGCCGGGGGGCTGCCTGTGGATGGGAGGGGTTGGCAGCCCCCGTTCTTGGTCTATGCTTCTGCTGCTTCGATGATGGTGTCAATCAGTGCCTGCTTTTTCAAGCCTGCATGGTCAACCCCAACTGTCTCGGCCAACTTGCGTAGGTCACGAATACCCATGTTGAGAAGTTCATCCTCGTCTATGACGAGTTCCTCATCCACTTCCTCTTCGGCACTTTCTTCGTCAGCAGTGGCCTCATCGCCTCCTTGATGTTCCAAGACAATCTTGATGAGTTCTTCCACAGACATGGTGTCTGAGGCTTCTGTGTCCTCATCCCAATCTTCTGCGATTGCAACAAGTTCAACCGCTGCTGTTCTCCCAATTGCTTCAAGTTCCCCGACGCTGTAGTCCTCCCGATACTCGCCATTCGGGAAGAGATCATCCTCTGAGTAGTTTCCCCACTCACTGATGGACTCTTCATCATCGTCGGTGTCAATGTCATCGGCATCCCCCATGGTAATAGGGGCATTTGTGTCGAAGGGGTCATCCCCCTCCGCAACCCGGCGGGCATTCTCTAGCACCACCGCCAAATCGAACAGGTCATACTTGTCTGTGTTGACCTTGGTCGGACCTTGGGGGGTGACATCGTAGGTGGTGTCAAGCCCTGTGCCGTGACGATCCAACTCGTAGTTACGGTCAGTGACGGTGCCGTACTTCTCGTACTTGATCATCAGTAGGTTGGCACAGGTCTTGGCCAACTTGAGGGGGATCACACGGTCATTCTCTATATCCAGCGCATTTGTCAGATAACGGAATGACGGGCGCACACCATCGGGCAGTATCTCGTCTGTCACCATGGGCATGAACTGTTTGTTTTCGGCATCGTAGTATTCTCGATAGCCGAACCACTCTTCTGGATCGGTCAAGAAACGAACGATGACACCATCCTCACCTACATGCTTGATGTAGGTGCCTCCTGCACCACCAGCACCACGCTTGAGTGAGGCTTTAACTGCCTCAATGGTGCCTAGTTTCTTGCCCATTACCGCTGGGCGTGACATATGTTGCTCCTTCTCTATGGATTGCTGCTTACATGAATTCCACACCATAACACCCATTGATGCCGTAAGTGTGGATTACTCGGGTTCATCTTCGTTCTGGCTTTCAAAAAGGGCTGCACCCGCCAGAATGTGCATAACTGAGTCTGGGTCCATCCCAGTCATCATGGCGATGTACCCAATTGACCGGCCTGCCATCAGGGCCAAAAACTTGCACACTGGTTCTAGCCCGGCACTCTCACTGATCTGATCAATAGCGTTTGCCGCACCACTCTTGTTGCCACCGACCACCATGGCGATGATCGCACCCGTGGCCCTGATCAAATCGAGTGTTGGCTCATCTGACGGATAGGCAAGTTCACGGGCAAACTTCTCCTTGCTTTCTTTCCCTGCCGTCAGCAAAGTCAACAGGGACGCTTGCTCTCGCTTGTCCCCTGATTCCCTGAACAAGTCCAGTGCCAACTCTTCGTGGCCATTGTCCATCAACTGATGGATGAGAGACACCACCATGGCCATACCCCCGAATACCGGGACTACGAATCGAGGTGTCCACTCATCCTTGCCCAATTGGAATCGAAAGCCGATAAGTGGGTCGTCCACCCGGCCTTCCTCTTCCATCCATTGGGCTGGATCGGTTGAAACGGAAACGCCGTATTCGACGGTTACGCCCTGAGTCAAAAGGGTATCTGCCATGGCAACGATGCTACTGGATAACGCTACGCCGCCCGTGGCCGACCCGGCCGCACCTTTTCTGAATACGCCTGTAACTCTTGCATGTCGCCATGGCTGTACAGATTGACCTTCGCATCTTTCTTGCCAAGAACAACAAAGTGACTAGGTGCCTCCACCCTGCCGTCTGCCTTCCATCGTTTAAGTGTGCGGGTAGACCGGTCTACCTGTTTGGCTGCCTCACTGATGGCGAAGTACTCACCGGCATAGGTATTTTGCACCCACTGGGCAATGGTGTTTAGTTTGCTGCTTGTCATTGTTCTCCTTCCTGCTCCCAATCATAAGGAGCCTTCTTCTCTGGTATAACACGGACATGGCTAATGGGATAGGTGTCCTCGTCTGGGCACATAGCATCCAGCAGTAGCCGATCATCATGGCACCACCGCTCGTACAGTGTGCCCAGAAAGAAGCCAATGCCTATAAGCCCT